TTATTCATTCCGGTTGCTCTTGACGGGCTGGTCTCCTCGCTGGAGGCGCTTCATGTCCAGGAAGCGCTCGTAGGCCACGTGGACGAACGTCAAAGTCCCCGAAGCGCCGCTCCCGCCGGTCACAGAAACACTCCTGGACGACTCCAGCCGCCCGGAACGCTTCTTGACCCTTGCCTCGATGGCCTTGCCCTGATTCCTCAGAAGCCTCTGTCCCTCATCCTGAAGGATCTCACTAACGAAACGCGCCCTGACATCCATCACTCAAATGATAGTTCGATGCTGTACCCGCTCCAGCCGCCGAAGACGCTTGCCTCCGGAACCACATCCACCGAAGCCAACGCCAAACCCGTCACAAGACGGCAGTTCTGGCTTGAGGTCTCCTCGGCGATATAGGCCAGAATCAAATCCGCAACCTCCAGAAGCCGTGAATACTGCTCATTCTCCGATTCCTCCGTCTTATCCAGCCCAAGCCCCTTCTCCAACACGAAGATCACCGTCCCCAACTCTTCCCGGAACGTGTCAGAATCCCCGCGCTGATGCACCTCCGGACGCGCCACGAGAACCTGCACACCCGAAAGATGCGCCAGCTTGGAAGTGGCGTCCGACTGCGCGGTCGTGCAAATCGGATCTATGTGCCCACAGCACTTGCAGGAGTGGATCTTCAACCCCGAAAGGTACTCAGTGAGCCTTTGAAGCCTTGATAATCTGCTCATTTCTCTTCCTTTCCTTATAGTTATGCCACATAATCGACAACACCGAGAACAACGGCTCCTCATCCACCCGGTCGATGTTTCCAAGCGTGTTCTCCTTGGCCACCTCGACCAGAAGGTCATTCCACCCGAAGCTGACACCGGAATGCTTGTCATCCCCGGCGAAAAGCCTCGACAAATCAATCTCCTCCCCGTCAATCTCCAGAACACCAGACTGGAGGTACTTCAAGCAAGCCGAGAACCACATCATCACAAGGTTCTTCCGCCACCCTTTCAACCTCGATGCTCTGCGAATATGCACCCTCGCGTTCCGCTGATCCACATCGGGAACCATACGGCCTGCGCGGTTGGCCTTCCCTGACCGCACACGGTACAAAAAGGCGATGCACTCATCCAGATCATCTGTTTCGTGGCTCCTGAAGAACCTGTTCAGAGCCGCCGAGGCGTGCCTGAACTCCCCGAACGTCAGATCCTGGAGCAGTTCCCCCGGACCGTGAAGCCAAACAAGCCCCGAACGCACCACCGGCATCGGATTGGCGACCGAATCAAACGTCAGCGCAGCCGACTCCTCCGAAAAAAGGAATCCGAGGAACCTCTCGCACATCTGATAGACGTTCTCATCCCTTAAAGTAGGCCTGTGGCCGGCGAATATGTCCGTGAACCATCCTTTGACGGTTCTCCGTACCCCAAGCAGCATCCAAAGCACCCTTACATTGAAGTCCAACGGAGACTTTCCGTGCCTAAGGCACCACTCGAAGATCCGGAACACCCCACGCACCTGTTTCGGAGTCATCTCACTCCACGAACCAGGCACCTGTACGACCTTACCGGTCTCGAAAACCTCAATCGTGTTCATCACTCGGTGGTAAAGAATTTGTTCCTCCTGTCATTCACAGGCAAAAGCTTAGGGTCCACCTTCTCCTCGCTGATCAGCGCCGACAAATCCGTCAAAGCGTCCTTGACCTCACTTTTCAGATTGCCGACGTACCAGTCAATCTCATCCATCGTGGCCACACGGTTGGACCTGTTGCCCTGATAGGTAGGGGAGAACCGCCTTGCGATCTCGATAGGGAACACCTCAAGGCTCCATCTCGTCCCTGCCACTATCACGGCGCTCAGTATGGCCGCCCTTCTGGCCAGCGAGAGCACTCTTTCGTCAGCCGAGCCGTCGGCTATGGAAGCCCACTTATCCCCGGCGAACGGTCCTATCACCGCCCTTTGCCGCTCGATCACAAGCGCCTGGAGCAGATAATAGACATAGTAGCTTCCATCGACGGGATAGACAGCCTCGAACTCCTGAATATTCCTGACAATGGATTCGCCCGTCATCGTCCTCTTGGCCGACGCTTTCCAGTTCTCGTTGCCGGAAGTCTCCAAGTAGGTGTACAAAGCGTCCAGAGCCCTGAAATACCGCTCCCTCATTGCCCTGTCATCCCTGTCTATCTGCCATTCGTAAGGACTTCTCTCATTGTCATCGATCTTGACCTTCCGTCCGGTCGATTCGTGTGACACGGATGAAAGCTTGGCGTAACGCATCAACGCCAGACAAGCCACCGGAAGCCTCACAGCGGCCACAAGCTCCGGTTTCTCATCCTCATCGTAAGCCTCCGCGGCCTCCTTGACCACCTCCGGACTCACAAGCCGCGCCACCTCATCGGTGGCGAACCGGATCTCCGTCTCGATCAGCCTGAAAGGAGAAGAAGCGTACCATTGGCCGGTCAGATCCTCAAGTTCCTTGGAACCGTCCCGATTTCTGTTGAACAAATCCATCATAATCACTGATTTTTAATCCTGGCCGAGGAAGTAAGGGCATCCTCCGCCGACAACTGCCTGTGGAAGAACCCAAGTTTCAGTCCCTTGCCCGGGAAATTGAACGCTATCGCCTGGTTGACCGGCTCCAGAATCGTCTGCGAGGCGATCTCCGTGTCCGAAAGCAGGAACAGCTTGAAGGCGTACAACAGTTCCGATCCTGATGCCAGCTTGCCGTTCACCATCACGTTCGACAACGACGGGTGAAGACCCATCCCCGAGGTGATCGCCGATGCCGAGGCCTCCGAGATCTTCAGCTGCGCCTCCACGAAATCCTTCATCTTCTGGTCGATGGCCTCCACGGACCAGGACACCCGCCCTGTTCCGCTCTCCGAAGGCATGTCCAGCGAGTAGAAGAACTTTCCAGCGTTCTCCTTTCCGCTCAGCACGTCCTGCATCTGGCGCAGGAGCTCATCAGTCAGGGTGCTTATCTCGTTCTCGATCCTGGTGTCATCCCACGTCGGGTTTGCCATCCTCAGACGGTCGCGCCTCTCCTCCCAGTACTCCTTAGGAGCCTTCACCAGATAGGCGAGGTTGATGCCGTTGTCCGTGACGTATTTGAATATGGTCGGGACCTCGGAACCCTTGACAATCCAGCGCAGCGCTCCCCAGTACTGAGGCACGGCGTAGAAATCCCTTGCGAATGAATATGTGTGATTGTACGAAGCCGAGGCTCCGAACCGTCCCGGATTCCTCCTGTCATAGACCGGATAGACCCTCACGCCGGTACCGACGCAGGAATGCTCGAAGTCCCCCACGACGATGTGCCTGACATCCTTGATCTCCCGGCTGTCCGTCCACTCCAGCCTTGCGTTCTTGGATGGAATATGCTCAAGATAGGCAATCCGTGGCTCCCTGCCTATTCTCCTGCCTTTCTCAAGGTACTTGGCGTCGAAGAATCCTTTCAGGTGCAGATAGTCGGTCATACATCCCTTGATGTAGCTGACATAGTCCCAACTGTCCAGCCATGCCTGTATCTCCCTGTCCTCCTCCCAGCGATGCACGATGTTCCCCTCCTGGTAAGCCAGCCGGTTAAGGAACACGCCCTGCCCGTAGAGAAGCCCCATCTGCCTTTCAAGGATTCCCGGACCAAGATTGTTTTCGTCCAGGATGTCCCTTAGGTGCACCGGCAGATTGTTGTCGTGGCCGAACGGCACGATCTTCTGTCCGCAGACGGTCTGGGGCAGCTGCTCCCAGTTCCTCTGCTGTGCCATCCAGAACACGGAGTCAAGGCTGTTGTCCACCCTGTTGGAAAGCGCGAAAGCCCGTCCGTCGTTCAGCCGCAGGACGGACGTGTGGTCGGATATCTTCTCGATTCTGCTCATACTAGTACCAGTTTTTGTCCGTTGAATGTCATCAGAAGCGGCTGGTAGAAACGCCGCGGCTCTCCGGTCTCCAGATCCATGTACCCCTCGATGAGATCTGCGTTCCTGTTGTGTTCCTTCATCTCCCTGTGCCGCAGGATCCCGCGGTGGACGTAGACGATGCCGTCGGACGTGCCTTTCGATGGATTGTAGGACATGAACGAGAAACTGAAGCTCCTGTCTTCCTCGGACAGTCGCCTCATCTCGGCCAGTGCTTCATATACGTTCATATCACAAAGTTAGCATCAGCCACGCCTGGATAAAGGACACCGGAGAAGGCCGCCGGGTGCGTCCGGACAACCGGAACATGGTGGCCGGGGCTTCTGTTGAAGCGCGCGCTGAAGTCCAAAACGACAGCGGAAACCGTTGAAATCACAGCAGACAGACACTCTTTTATGAATATTTTCCCGTCAAATGAGTGAAATACAGTACTTTGCGTCCCAAGGGCGCAAAATGATGCCTTTTTCGGTCGAAGAAGACCCCGGGCCGCCCTGCCGAGGAATCGCAATTGCGATTCCGTTCCGGGGTGATATATGGCGCACGGGTGTGTCAGCGGCTACTCTTTCCGACCGCCTTCGGATCGACAGCCGCGGACGGCAGCATCGTCTTCCCGCTTGCCAGGCCGCGAAGATGCCTGGTCATCACGAGGTACTTGAACGAGTCCGACGGATTGGTGGACTCGGTAGGCAGCTGCTCGACAGGCAGCTTCTCGCTTCTCTTGTCCTTGAACACGACACCATTCCGCACAGCAGTCCTCGCCCTCTCCAGCGACAGCTTGAGATTCTTGGCTGCGTAGGCGTCTATGCGGATCACCGGCAGTCTCGGATTCCGCTCGCTCATTATCTCCTGCATGAACGAGTATTCCTCCGGCTGGCCGATGTTGCCCTGGTTGATGGACATCAGCTGCACCGTCCAACCAGTGCGGCGACCGTTCCCATCGTACTCGATGGACTTCTTGAGTTTGCTGACCTGATCCTCTCCCACCGACTTGTACGCGTTGCCGGCGCGGTCATAGTACAGCATCAGGGTTCTGCTCCTCATCGGAGCGAAGAAAGCGCGGAACTTCTCTCCGAGGTCAGGGACATATTCTGGAGCCAAAGTGTAGAGGAACTTCACCACACGTATGCACGCGCGACCCTTCTCGATGTCGTTCTGGGCGATGGACATCGAACACATATTCCCGAAGTCCACTCCCGCCATCAATGGCTTGTCGATATCGAGATATTTCAGCACCCTGCAATCCTCCCTATCCAGCAGCCCGAAACCGTCATAGGCATCCTCATCCGTGCCGTCGTAGTAGAAGTGGCGTTCGGCAAGGGATGTGTAGAAGCGGTCGCCGGATTCCAGGGACGGACGCATCGACAGGATGGCCGTGTTCAGGTCAGGCAGCTTACCAGCGATGGCATCCCCGAACCATTGCTCAGTGAGGATGTCCACATTGATGTACGAGGATGCGAGCATGAAGAACGTTCTGGCTTCCTTCCTCATCCTCAGTTCCGTCCACCTCGCCTTCCACTGCTCGGCCACACGGCACTTGCCGCGGTAGATGTTAAGATCCTCGCCGCTGTGGGTCTTCAACCATTTGTCCTTGGCGGCGGCAGCCTCGTGCAGGCATTCGTTATAGACCAGGCCGGCTTTCAGCACAAGCACGATGGCCGGGATGTCCATGTTCCGGGCGTATTTCAGGATCCAGTCATATTCCCCGATGTGCGTGGTGTCCGGCATATCGGTGGTGAAGCTGAATCCCCGGTAGAAGACGCTGTGGCCATATTCCTGCCTGTAGCCACGGACTGCCTTCAGCAGGTTGGAGATCTTGTCTTCCCGGAAATATTTCACCTCATCTCCGAAGACAAAGACGTAGGAGGCTCCGGCAAGTGTGGCCGGGCGGTCAAGGGAGCCGAACCGGATGTTGGTGCCGGTGTAGAATATGATCGTGCGTTTGTAGGAGACCAGTTTGTTGAAAGGCTTCCAGAAATGTGGCTTAAGCCAGTCCGGGAGACCAGCCTTTTCCGCATCTGTAAAGGTGGGCGGTTCCTTCTCGATGACATAGTGGACACCCTCACGGAGTCCTTTTCGCTCCAGTCCCTCCAGAACGGAAGGGAGGATGTTGGCGTTCAGGTTCGTGAACGTGTCGGCCACCCAGACGACGGGCGCTCCTGGCATATCATAGATGACATCCAGCAGTCTTTCGGCCTGGATGTCGGTTGTCTTGGCACCGCCACGCCCCACGACATTGAGGTTCTGACAGGCACCGGCCAGCGACACGATCTGGGCGAAAGGGTTCTGGTACTGGACGGAGGCGGCTTGTGTGGATTCAGGTTTAACTCTCTTCCTTTGCATCCTCAAGGTATTTTACGATGTCAAGGTCAACAATGCCGGCATCTGTCTTGAGCCGTCTCTTGACAGACTCCGGAGCGACCACGGTGTCAATCTGCCTTTCCAGCTCATCACGGTTGGCTGCCGGAAGTCCGATGGATTCTGGCGTTGCGGAAAGCAGACGGAACATCGGCTGGTAGATTTCAGCCGGAAGCTTGGCCGGATCATCTTTGTCCAGCTGGAGGGCACGAGCCTTGTTGGCAAGGATGTCAGCGGCCACGGCATAGTCCTTCGATGTCTTGGCGGCGTCCCTCGCGGCGACATAGAGTGTGTCGAACTGATCCGCCATCTTGTTGCGCATCGCCTCCTTGGAGACCTTGCGGTTGCAGTAGAACAGCTCCATCGCCTCGGAATAGATGTCGGCGGCCCGCTGGTAGGGAAGGCCGAAAGGTTCGCTGGTCAGGAACCTGACCGTCCGGCGCTTGCCGTACTGGCCGTCCAATGAATATATCAGCGTCAGCAGGTCGATGTACACACGCTCCTTGTCGGAGAGGTCTCCCTTTGAGCCGGAGGCGATATATTCCTGGATCCTCTCGAAGGCGCCCTCTTTCTCCGCTCCTCCGAACAGGTCGAGTTTCGAGATAGAGAAGCTTTTGTCCCGGACGATGTCCCGGAACTGTTCGATGGAGCCAGCGTCGCCATCCATCGCTCCACGAACGACGGCAAGTTCGATCTTTGCCCTTTTCTCCAGCTGGCCGCGCTTGATGGCATCACGGATGTTTGGATTATCCGTCGGTGTGGGATCAGCAAGAATGTCCGCTAACTGTCTTTCCGTGATGTCCAGAAATCTGGCCAGCTCGGCATCTGTCCAGCCAAGTGCCGCAAGGGAAGAAAGATCATCGAGTAGTTTTGGGGTCAGTACCTTCATATTCTTCTATCATTCGGTTGATTTCATTGAGAGTCATCCGCAGACGCGCAAGCCTGTCCTCTCTTGACACTTTCAGGTCAGGGCGGTCGCCTTTCTTGATTTCCCGCTCCGCGCGCCAGATGGAATCCTGGACATTGCGCCTTTTCCGGATTAACTCGGTGATCGGCATTCGTCTCAGATTCTCCAGTTTCTTTGTCAAGGCGAAGATAGGGTGTTTGCCGAGGATTAGGTGATGCTCCTTATAGTATTGAAATTCAAGGCGAGAACTTGAATTTTGAGAAAAATTTCTTATCGTTTTTTCGGCGCATTCATAGCACTCTTCCGGAGTGGTGCAACTGAACAGATCCTCGTGGGCGTTGACATAGTTGTGCCAGGAGGAGATCATGTCCGCGGCCAGAGCCTTCAGCTCTGTAGGACAGTCCGGCTCGGACAGGAATGGCCAGTCCTCCCGGAACCGTCCGCCCTTGGCCAGTGTCCGCGAGAACGGGATCCCGTCGGCGAACGGAAGTAAGGTCTTCTTCAGAAGCCGTGAATATTCCTCCGGAGCCTTCCGGACAAGAGCGTCCAGCCACCTGTTGGGTGCGTATATACTCAAGAGCCGAAGTCCCTCAATGACCTCGGCTCCCGAACTTATCCATCTGTCAATATCGTTACTCATTCAGCAGGTACTGGTCAATCAGTCGCGTGATGGCCGCATAGCCTTGAGGAGTTGCGAAGACGAACTTCTTTCGGACGAACGCCTCGATGACAATGTGCTCGCAAGGATTCGCGCGGTACACCGGTGTGACGATGTTGCCGAAGCGGAATCCGGCCTCGACCGGCCGGTGGAGATTCTTCTTGAAGTAGTCCCTGAGGAACTCCTCGACTGTCTGATCCTGTGCCGGAAGCGCTTCCACCAGTTTCTCCTTGGAGAACGGTTTCGGCAGCCGTTCGCCGAATACCTTGTTGCCCTCGACATCCACGAACACGATTGGCGAGGATAGCTCCCCGATGGAAATCGGGGCGCATGGGATGCAGTTGGCCGGGACAAGGACGAACTCATCGGCGACGCTGTTGTCGGCGATGACTCCTGCGAGGATGTCCCGGATGTCGTCATCCGGTCCGACAGTGATGACAACAGGCCTTGTGCCTGTCATCCTCTCCCAGACTTTGGACAACTGGATGTCCGTACCCTCGTAGGCGCAGACAACCAGTCTGGCTCCTCCGTCTGAGACTTCGGCGGTTGGGGTCTCTTTCCTGACAGCCGCCTTGGTATTGTCATCCTTGGCCATCCGTTAGGCTCCTCCCACAGCGGAGGCCGCGGCCTCGGCGACCGTCGGCATCTTTCCGGAATACTCGCCGGCGAGGAACTTGTCAGGAAGCGCCTGCTTCCAGGTGAGTGTCCTCTTCGTGGCCTCGCCATCCATCTTGGTCTCAAGTGAGAGCCTGAGCGGGTTGCAGACGCGCCCCATGATCTGAGGGCGACCGGAATCCGTACCGTCACACTCCTGCACGATGGCGATCACGCCACGGTTCTTGAACACCTCGATGAAGTTCTTGATGGCGACCGAGTTGCCCGGATGGTCAAACACGATGCCGGTCTTGATGCCTTCCGCGTCAGGATCTCCGGAGAGTTCTTCCGTCACCTGGATGGAGGAGGCGGTCGCATAGATGGAGATGGCCTTGGCCTCGGCCTTCAGGGTGAGGTCACCGGTCACGTTGCAATTTCCTACCTCGCGTGTAGGTTCGGTATCGACATCCTCCACATCGACCAGGATGATCTGGGATTTTCTGGTGGCGGCGCAACCAGCGCCGTCACCAGGTCTAGGAATTGATGATTTTACGTAAGCCATATTCTTGGTCATTATTCGTTATGCGCCACCGTCTACTGACTGGGTGGCCTTCTTTCCGTTCTCCCACTTATTGGTGTCAGGGACATCGGAGACGATGCTCTCGACAGGAGTGTAGCCATCAGGCACGGCGGCATACACAGCCTCGGCGATCTTGAAGCCCGTAGAGAGGGAGTACTCGCCGAACACCTTCACGTCGTAGTTCAGCTCCTCGATCTTGGTGATGCAGCTCTCCGCCTTGGAGAGATCCACAAGCTCCACGAAATTCTCCTTCGGGGTCGCGAAGATGATAGGGGAGTTGTACATCGATTTCAGAGGTACGAGGTGGAAGTTGGTGAAGCGGATGCTTCCGCCATTCTCCACGCCGGTGTACTTGCCGTTGACGGCGAAGTCAGCCCTCTTGTAGCGTGTCAGCAACTGCTCGGAGCAGTGGATGGTCACGATGTGGGCGAACAGTCCGGAGATGCTGTCCACGAAGCCGTCTATGTAGGCCAGAAGTTCGGAGTCGGACATCTGCATAGGATCGGCCGCCGCCTTGTAGTAGTTGATCTTGCAGTTCTCATCGGACTTGCCCTCCACAAGGATGGTCTCGAAACCGTCCATAGAGTTCTTGGCGGCCTTGCCCGCGTCACCGTCAGCGACAACGCCAGCATCGATGAACTTACCCTTTGCGATCATCGAGATGGTGATGTCATCCAGCACCTTAGGCAGGATGTGGTTCTCGATGATGTAGCGGGTGATAGGCATATCCGCCATAGTCTTGCCCTGCTCGTAGAGATAGAGCAGCCAGCTCTTGAGCACATCGGCCGACTGGATCAGCACGTTCAGCTTGTGACGGCGATAAGGAATCCTGATCGGAGTGAACTTGGCCGCTCCCTTAGGAGTCCATTTCGGAGTGAACTGCTGTGAGACCTCGGACATAATGGCCGCGCTTGCGATGTAGTCCGTGTTGGACTGGATGCGGGTCATATGCTTGGCGTCATCGAATCCGTTGTAGATCCTCTTGTTAAGGAGCTCCAACTTTATCTTAGGAGGCATCGTCATCTTGAACTCGGCGTTGAGATCCGTGATGTCGATGGAAGCGTCTTCCATCGCCGTGAAAGCGTAAGGATTGACGGAATCAAGGGCTTCCTTCACGATCTTGTTGTGTGCCGCCGCCATATTGATGGCAAAGACCTTGGCCTCCTTGGACGCAGGAACTTCCGTGGCAGCCGGCTTAGGCTCCGGCTCAGATGCCAGCGAGACAACGTCATTCTGTAGTTTCTCGATCTGAGCTGTCAGCGCGGCTGTTGCTTCCGCCGTCTTGGCGGCTACAGCCGCGTCGAAAAGGGTCACGGCATCAGCCTCCTCTTCGAGGTTGATGCTTTCGAGTTTGTCGAGAAAGTCCTGGCCGTAGTTTTCCAGAACCTTCTGGCGCTCCTGGTCGGTAAGGGAGACCTTGCCGTCCTTCACGTCCAGCTCGCTCTTGCCGAAGAGACGGGCGACGAGTCTGCCCATCTTCGAGTTGTTGAGTGTTTTCTTGTCCATTATGAAAAAGATTGGTTAAATGCTTGCAAGTGCGAAGACCGCATCTATTGTCTCGTGGAGAGTCTTCCTGGCATCCGCCATGTTCAGGCGCAGCGCGTCGACGGTGAGGAACATCTTTCCCGAGAGAACCCCGTCCTGATCCTTGTGGATGGTAGGCCTTCCGGCCACTACGGCATCCCTGAACTGATCCACCAGCGGCTTCAGCTCGGCCTTCGCCGCCTCGTACCTTCCGGAAAGTGCCTCCCTGTAGGCGAAGTTCTTGTCCGGAGACTCATCGGCATAGATGACAATTGTCTTCTCTCCGGTGAGAGGATTGGCAGCCGTGCTGTCGATGAACACGGCCATGGCTCCGATGGAGCCGACCTCGGAAAGGTCGTTGTCCATGTAGATGGCGTCACATTGGGAGGCCACCCAGTAGGCGGCGGAGGCACAGCAGTCCACATGTGCGTAGACCGGCTTTCCGGCGGCCTTCGCGTGGCTGATCGCCTCGATCATCGGAGGGATGGCAGACGAACTGCCGCCGGGAGAGTCTATGTCCAGGATTATGCCGATGACATTTTCGTCATCGGCCATCTCCCGGAGCCTTTTAGCTATGAACGTTGTGCCGTAACTCCCGCAATTGTCGTACTTCGTCATCGTTCCGTGAAGAGGGATGATGGCCACACGCTTGGCCTTTTCCGGCAGCGCACCGGAGTCGGAGACCGTGGTGACGCTTGCCGCCTTCACCTCCATCTCCACGGGTGTCTTGTTAAGAAATGAGCGGGCGATGGGAAGCAGCCGGTCCGGATTGGAGACCAGCCACTTCCCCTGCACGATGTCCCTTGCCAGTTGGAATGTGTCAGCTTTCATCTTCGATCAATGTTTACGCAAAGATACTGAGCGACTTCTTCGAGGAAAGGACACTAATAAACAGGGATCTGGTAGGCGCAGGAGATCTTAAGGATGTTTGTCTCGCTGATCTCGAACGTCAGCGGCAAGTCCTCCGAGCCGTAGATCTCGCCGTCCCCGTGGCAGAACCCGACCTTGATGACAAGGTTGTCCCGCAGAACCTCCGAGGATTCCGACAGAGATGCGTTGATCTTGATGGTGGCCAGTCTGCCGGCCTCCTCGACCTTCTCTGACCTCTCGATGGTGGCCGTCGCAGGGATGAGCGCCAGCCTGTGCCATACGCCGTCCTGCCTGTCCAGGCTTTGAGCCTGTAGTGTGTCAATGATTCTGATCATCTTTCAAACCCTTTAAGTTAATGCTTCTGTCAAAATAGTAGACTCTTTGCAGCAGCTTGTCAACAAGTCTGTCCAGCGTCTGCTGCGCCCGCCGGTAGATTCTCTTGTGAAGTGTGTCGAACTTGTCTGTGGAGAACAGCCCACGTGAGACTATGAACGCCGTGACGATGTCCTTCTTCTGGAAGCCAAGCTCAAAGCCCTTGAGGTAGTACTGCTTGAACTCGATGTCAAAGCAGGCCGAGACGGCCATGTTCAGCGCCGCCGTGTCGTACCTGTCATAATAAAGGAACTTGTTTCTCATGGAGGCGGTGGCGGTGTCGCTCGGCAGCTCAAGGTTCAGGATCCTTTCACCCTCCACTTCCGGAGGGAACTCCGACACCTTGCAATGAGCGACAAGCAGTTTGCCCAGACTGTTTCTGGCATAGACCTTCAGCGGCCCGCCTGGCCTCTCCGGCGGAAACAGATAGGCCAGATAATCCGCCATCATCGGCGAATCCACTTTCAATTTGACATCGAGCATTTCGCGGTTCATTAAATATTTTGGACACATTTTTCGCAAAAACATCAACTACACTAACTACACTAGAAGCGGTGTTTGATTATCAATTAGTTAGCTGTTTTCGAGGTGTAGTTGACATCTCGAAAAGTGTAGTTAGTGTAGTTGGAGACTGCCCAAGTGTAGTTGAATGTAGTTGGAGTGTAGTTCTCCAACTACACCGCAACTACACCTTATTTTATTAATATTCATTGATTTACTTCAAGTGTAGTTAGTGTAGTTAGTGTAGTTGGGGTTTTTCGTTTCCTCAGCAAAAATCATTTTTCCAAATTTACGTAATTTATTGAAGAACTACAATAGATAACACTATTTAGTTATTTGCTCCTCAGAATTATAACTCTGAAATTCACTCCTCTTATGCTAAATTTTGGCATAAGCACCCTGTTTTTCCCTATTTCCCGCCGTTTTGGATAAAATTTGAAAAGTGTAAGCAAATGCCGCTATTTCGCTTCCGCTTTTTGATTGGTTATTATAAAATCGCCGTTTCACACACTTGTTTCCAATAAAAATCGTAAGTAATTAATGAAATATCAGCGACTCTTTCTGTATGACACAAAAAAAGGCGGCGTCCATACGGATGCCGCCGCGCCTGTCGGTGAATGAGATACTCGCCTTATCCTGAGTCAGGTTGCAATCAGGCGAATTTGACAGACGATAGTTCTTGGCTGAAGTTCTTTATGCCCTCCTCGATTTTCTTCACGGTCTTCGGGGAAGGATGCCTGTAGCCGCTGATGTAGTGGCTAAGAATGGTCTGGCTCACTCCGGTTACTTTCTCCAGTCCGGCAAGCGTTAGGATAAACGCATATTGTTGGAGGAAAGAGGGAACGTCGTTGTAGAACTCAAAATCGACATCCGGACACTCTTTGCCCTCTTCCGCAAGCATCTGCTTTGCCTCCTCATAAGAGTTGTAAAAGTCCTCTATGGCTTCTTTGGCTGTCTTGCCTTGACCGAGAAGTCCGAATGGAATCGCTTTGTTATACTCCATTGTTGCGTCGAAGGTTCCGTCCGAACCTCTCGCGATATAAACCTTTGCCTTCATATCTGATTTGATTAATTAAATATTTGTTAAGCATTGGGGTGGGTTATAGTTCCACCCCCGATTGCTTGCTTATGTTCTCCAATGTCCGGTCTTTCGCTTCTTGGTTGCTGTGTCGCGGTATCTGGAACTTTATTCCTGTTATCGGACTGAACCACCAGTCGTGGTTTTTACCGTGCGAGAGGAAAGAGCATCCGCCTTTCTTCAGCTTCCTTATGACTTCCGAGTATCTCATTACCGTTATTGTTTTGATTGCACTACAAAGATAAGGAATTTCTTAACATTTACCAAATATTTGGCGATTATTTTTACTTTTTCTTTTTTCCGAAAACGGCCTCGACCTCCTCGTCCGTGTCCGGATCGCGTCTGATCCGGCGGTAGTCGGGACTGAAAGTGATGCTGACAAGGCGTTCCTGATGACAGAGGCAGATTAGGCCTATGACAGCCTCGTAGTCTCGTGGTGAGACCTGAACGAGATAGTCAACCCATTCCAGAAGAGGGAGGCTCCGCAGCCACTTCACATACGCCCGCCGCCTGGCCGCAATCACATTAGCGTACCTGTTCCGGAACGCCTCCTCCTGCTCCCTGGAATACAGGACATATCTCCTCAGGTCTTCCATCACTCCTCCCAAAGTTCGGCATCAACCGCTTCGGCTGGCTCGGTGACCGATGGGGGAGCGCTGGCCGCCGTTCGGTTGTCACCGATCTCCAACGTGTCCGTAGAAATGTCCAGATCTATTCCGTAATTGACCTTCAGCGCGTCATAGTCAAAGACCATCGCCGTAGTGACGCGGCTCTTGCCGGTCTCCGGATTGCTCGACACGTAGGTCTTGTTCTCCAGCAGCTTGAACCGCATCGACTTGGCCGTACCTATGAACTCCGGCGAATGCTCAAGATAGTACTTCAGCGAATCCCTCGGGATCACCTTGCCGTTCACGTCCTTGCCCTCCTTCATATAGAGAGCCGAAAGCCGCTGGAAAGCCAGATAGATGTACCGCACTCCGTGCTTCGGCTCGAACGGCACGTCCGACTCCTTGATGGCGAACGGACGGTCCCCGGCGCAAAGCTTATAATCGATGTTGATGTACGCCTGTCCGGATGCCACCAGATTCTCCACAATTTCCCAGAAGCCCGAAAGCTCGTTGTTCTGTCTGGTCTTCTGGTTCTGATCCACACAACCCTTGCAGCAAAGCCTGAATATCTCCTCGCTGTCAAACGGCACATCGATGTCCGTCCTCAAAGCCCGGTAGGCCGCCAGCAGGATAGCCCAGTTCCTCAGTGTCCTGTCCTCGACATTGTAAGACCGCACCCTTTCATTCATGTCCGACAACGTCTCGTCCCAAACCCTTCGGAAATCCGTCTGGAACTTTGACCGCAGTTGCAGCAGCTGGTTCGTCAAATGGGTAAGCCCCCGCTTCTCGACAAGCTTCAGACTCTCGTAGTTCCTCTTCTCCTGGTCGCTGAACGTTGTCTTGCTGAATGTCAGGAACACAAGCCGGTTGAACAGAGCGATGTCGGCTGTCGGCATCTCCTGGCCGCTCATCACAACCCCGCAGTCCACAGCCGTGGTCTCGCGCCTCTTGTCATTGTCCATATTCATCCTCGACCGCCCTGCGCCGTCCCAAATACCCTTCAGGAACTCCCTCTTCTCAAGGTCAAGGTTGTTCTTGTACTCATCAAGATGCACCACCGCGTTGCTGACCTCCGCCACGGCCTCGGCAAGAGCCGCCTTGGTCGTGTTGTTGATGTTTGGCGCGATGTTGTTGGCGATGAAGAACGAAGTCAGCGAGTGTCCCAGTTCCGACTTGCCGGTACCTTTGGGCCCGAACAGCGAAAGGATGGGAAAAGAGGTCGTGACCGAGGTCACCACGTCCTTGAACAGCGAGGCGAAGAGGAAGCAGAGCGCCACCTTGGCGTTGTCCCCGAACACGGTGATCAGTCTCTCGGAATATTCCCGGAACGAGACGCTGTTGGTCTCCGTGTAGACGAACTTCCTCGCCAGCTGATAGCCCTGCGTGTTGTCCCTCGTGTCGAGGGCGCATCCCGGAAGATAGAACTTCTGACCCTTGATGTCGATGATCCCGTACTTGTCAACCGACTTGAATGTCCCGTTGTCCAATCCGCCGTTGCCCCATGCGTAGAAGCCCCATTTCTTCTGCCACCCCAGCTGCTTGATCTCGTCGGCTGAGGGTGTGCCGTCGTAGAGGAACTTCTTAAGAGAGGTGAGCTCGTTGGCTGTGGCCTCCCAGACGTAGTTGCCCGCCGTCTCGACACGCGTCTTGAAATCGGTGAACGAGACCAGCTCGCTCTGGTTCAGCTTCACCACGGCCTCCTGCTGCTTGACGTTTCTCAGTGTGAATATCCTCCGGGCGTTCTTCTCGTCACGGATGTGCAGGATCGGAGTCATCGTGAAGTTGCTCCACCTCACATCGTTCCCGGATCTGGAAGCACCGTAGTAGCAGTTGTTCTTGACGTAGAAGCCATAGTTCTGGAGCATCTCCTTCGTTCCGTCCTCCTTCGCCTCGGAGCGCTCCTGGTCATTCTTCGCCTTGAAATATTCCTGCGTCCAGATCCTGCCGAACTTGTAGCGCTTGGTGAACGCCTCCCTGTACATGTCGGCGGCGCTCTGGTCCTGTACCTTCGCCAGCAGCTTGCAGACCTCGGTGATCACGGCCGCCTTCTCCGTCTGGGACGCGGCTCCCTCCATCCATTTCTCGCAGATCCATGGAATATAGTCGTGCGTCCTCTGAAGGTTGCATTCGTCGAACTCGTGCTGGTGCGTCCGGAAGAACTCGTCGGCGTCCTTGCCGAGATCCGCCGGCAGCTCCATCACGCTGACCGAAAGCCCCTCCTCCGTCAGCATTCTCGCGTTCTTCAGCGCCGCCTCGACACCGGCCTCGTCGGTGTCCCCGATGATAGTGACCCTTTCGGCCTTGGCTTTCAGGAGGCTGATCTGCTCCTGGGTCAAAGCCGTCCCGCAAGGGGCGACGGCGTTCTTCACTCCGATCTCATGCAGACGGCACACGTCCAGGTTGCCCTCCACAAGGTAGGCCTGCTTTGTGGCGTAGATCTGCATGTTGGCCTGAAGCCATCCGAACAGGATCCCCTTCTTTTTGTAAAGCTCGGTCTCTCCCGTGTTCAGGTACTTCGGGACACCCGGCTTGTCGCCGATGTACCTTCCCGAGAACCCGGCCACGTAGCCGCTCGTCCAGAAGACTGGAAACATCAGCCTGTGCCTGAACGTGTCGTAGACGGTGCCGTCATCCTCGTTCCTCTTGACAAGCCCGGCGGCGAGCAGCACGTCCTCCTTCCAGCCAAGCCCCGTGAGGTACTGTTTCAGCCCGCCTTTCTCAGGAGCGTAGCCGAGGCAGAACAGCTCGGCGGTCTCCTCCTTGATCCCGCGTCTCTTCAGGATGTACTCCCTGGCTCCTGGCGACTCCCTGTAGCGCTGGATGAACCACTCTGCCGCCAGCTTGTTCACGGTCATCATCTGTGACCTTCTGAACTCAGCAGCCTTCTCCTCCGGTGTCTGCTCCCTCTTCTCGTACTCTATCCCCAGCTTCCCGGCAAGATATTCCACCGCCTCGTAGAAAGTCATGCCGCGCCGCTCCATCACAAAGCTGATGGCGTCGCCGGTACGTCCGCACCCGAAGCAGTGATACATGTTCCTCGAAGGTGTCACCACGAACGAAGGTGTCTTCTCCCCGTGGAAAGGGCAGCAGCACTTGTAGCGGCTGCCCTCCCTCCTGAGTTCAACGCCCTCGCCCTGGATGATCGAGACAATGTCCCTCTCCTTGATCTGGTCTTTTACATAATCCGGAATCATAAGTCAAACGGGTCTAAGGCGGGGCCGCTGTTCACGTTCTCGAACAACCCCCGGCGGGAATCGTCATTTACTCTCGCGTTCGCCTGGTCTATCTCGTGTATCAGCTTCCTCGCGAAACCTACGCACTGCTCAAGGTGGCATTTGCGCTGAATCTCCCAAGTCTGCATCCTGGCCGTTTCAAGCCCCGCGAACTCCGTCAGCTGGACCTCCCACAGCTGCATGGCCATTTGGCATGCCCCACGGAGTGCCGACCATTCAGGTCTGTCCATCTCGAACACCGAGACCAGACCTCTTGAATCCTTGTCCGCATACATGACTACCTCCTTTCCGGGAACAGTTCTTCGGCGGTGGACTCAATTCCGAAGACATCCTTCACGTACTTCAGGATCCTCTCCTGATAGAGTGGCTTTGGCCGTCTGCTGCCGTTGCACCACGAGTACGCCGTAGGGTAGGCCACCCCGTCCATCACAATCAGAGTCATCAGCTCGTTCCGCTGTTTCTGGGACGCGGTCTCCCAAATCTTCTTGATGTTCATTGTATGAATATTTTGCTGATAATCAACGAAATAAATTGAGAAAAACTTGAAAAATAATTGTGTAATTCAAAATAAATGCGTACCTTTGTATTGCGGTTCAGGGAGAGCCGCGAAAGAGGAATCTGAAACGCTTGAAAGGGAGTAAGAAAAAACCTACCAAAGTCTTAAAAGTATGTCCGCAAGATTTACGATCAAGATTTGGAAACTTAGATTCACGATAGAAATCGCAATCTAGTTCGCCAACGGAGGCTGAGAGATCGGCCTCCCCTTTGGTAGGTGATGCAAAAATACACAAATTGTATGCAAAACAAAAATCTGTCATCTTCACAAACTCCTTCCGAGTCTCCGTCCTGGGGCGGCGCCCGTTCCGGCGCGGGCCGCAAGTCCAAGCCCCACGGAAAGTCCTACACCTTCCAGTCCACCCCCGAGGTTGACGCGTTCCTCTCTTCCTATCAAGGTAACAAGACCGAGTTCATCAACCGGGCTATCCTGACCCTTGCGGGACAGTCTCCTCTCTCTCGGCCCTGATCTCCCATTTCGGTCTGGTGACCAGGAGCTCAGAGTATTTCTCCCTCGCCTTCTCGACCGTGTCGAAGTACCACTGGTCGATGATGTTGTAGTACGTGGCCGTGACAACGAATCTAACTTTTCCATTCATAACACAATAAATTAAGCGGCAACTCCAAAACACTGGAATTGCCGCTTGATTCGAGTAAGATGAAGGCTATCTATTGTTTTTCGTGTAGACGCTGCTCCCGTGACAGTTCTTGTAATCCTTACCGCTTCCGCAAGCACACTTGTCCGGACGCTTTGTCTTTATGTTGATAGCATGAAGCTTGTTGCATTTGTTCTGGATCTCTATTTCGCTGACGTAGTCAATTGTCTCCAAGGATGGGGTTCTGAACGAGATGACGGTTCTGCCACTGTAATTAGTTATTGACAAATCCCCTTGGGAGATGATGTCCATTCCTATTATCATACTGTGTTCGTTTCCGTCCATAGGCAATCCAATCACGTTGTGAATTGGAATGACAAAATTCCCCATCATGATCTGAACGCAATATGTCGGAACCTTGAAAGGCTCGTTGTTGGCTCCGACCACCATTGTCTCGTCGGTGGCCGAGAGTCCAAGATCCGTGGCCAATTTAGTGGATATACATGTGACCATGGCTCCCGTGTCCCATAGCGCTTTCTGTTCGCTCCCTTCCTCTGGCTCCGAGTTTGGCAGAGAAATCCGACAATCAACGATAATCCTACTTTGGACGGAGTTGTAGTGGTGGGTGTATGCTGTTATCATAGAACAGTTACGCTTGGTGTTACTATATTGACTTTGCGGGTATTCTTCTTACGGCACTCCCTGAGCAGGAAATTACCGAGTCCGTAATGCTCGCACCCGAAATCGTATGCCTCTTTCATCGTGCCGAAAGCGTCGATTTCCAAATTGTTCGATATGACAACAAAAGTCCCCTCGTATTCTTTGAGCAGAGACGCTTCGTTGTCTTTGTAATAGCGAAGTTGTTTCTCTATGTTACCCATGTCCAAAGTGTTTTGGTCTTTTACAAAGATAAGGAACGATTCCTGATTTTGCAAAAAGGCGCAAGTTTGCCATCTCTCATCTCTTCTAACGGCAATTCCAGTATTTCAAAGAACCTGTTTCGCCCCCGGGAGCGGAATCGAACCGCTCACATCGCGCGAAGCTTTCTGACGGAGCCTGCTCCTTGGCTCAAATCCTCCGCTCCGCCTTGTTTGCCGGCAGGGACCCATATCCTGCCCTTTCCGGGGAATGCCGGTCTTTTCCGGCTGTCATACTAACTAAGCGCACCCCAAAAATACGGCCTTTCACCGCCCGGCGCTACGGTTCACTCATCCTTCCACTCCTTGATCAGCCCCCACCAGAACAATGCGGCCACGACCGCAAGGGCGGCAACCTCTATGATGTAATGTGCCAACATATCAGTAAACAATATCCTCCTCAAGTATCTTTCCCAGATATTCCATAAACTGATCCAAGTCCCATCTCTCCGAGTCAAGCTCCGGTCTTCCGGAGTCGTTGAACCTCCATGTACCGGCGGCACACTCCCAAGCCGCAAGGCACTGCCCAAGCCTGTCAGCGATGAACTCCCTCGCAAGCGGTCTGATGTCCTCACCCTCCTGCGCCTTGTTCCAGAGCCTCACCACGTTCACCCCGGCATCCAGATGGTGCTTTGCCATCAAATCAAGGAACTTGTCCCTGTTGACATCGTGTTTTTCCATAACCAATGAATATTAATGAAGATGTCCGTCACTGCCCCTTGTGGTGCTGCCTTTCAGCATCCACAGGTCTGGGTTTTCCTCCTCGCTGAACAGCCACGCCATCGCATCATTATAAGCCTTGCGACGGCTGACAGCCTCCGGAGCCAGTCTCCGCACGCACCCATCGTGTACGAAATCATCAGCGTCGGCAGATGCCACCACGCGAAATTCGCCTTTCCTGCCATTGCCTGAACGGCGTTTGCCGCCAGAGCGACCGCCACCACCACCGCGAACACCCTCCAGATGCCCACTGAGGTCTTTTCCATTTTCTTTTCTGCACTCATAACTCATTTGTTTTGTGAATATTTTATTATTATCTTCGCTCATTTAAGAGTGTATATCGTTTGTATATCGTTTGTGTTTACATTGCAAATATACAGATTAAATCTGTATTATCAAGAAAATTTACAGAAATATTCTTAAAGTTTTTTTAGACTATGACAGAGGTTATCGCAAAGGTATTGACTTATACGAAGTTGAATGCTAAACAACTGGCTGATAGGATTGGGCTAGATCGTCCTCAGGCTATTTATGACATATTGAAGGGAAAAACAAAGTCTATCTCTCCGGCAATGGCTAGTAAGATTTTATCTGTATTTCCTGAATTTGACCGTGGGTGGCTGATGACAGGGGAAGGTAGTATGCTTAGGGATAATTCACACCACTTCGCCGATAACAATCAAGGTTTTATCAATAGTAACAATAATATAGGCAACACCATCGACAACCGCCAATATTATTCCGACAGTCCCGATGTCCTCCGCGCCCAGATCGAGCTCCTCGACGAACGCATCAAAGAGAAGGACGCCCAGATCAAAGAGAAGGACGCCCAGATCGGCCGTCTCCTTTCCATATTAGAAAAGCAATAATGTTCCGATATGAAAAAAGTCTTAATTATCTTGGCATCGCTTTCTCTGCTTTCGAGTTGTGCCGTTACACAACAAAGAGATAGATTTGTCCAAACCATGTTTTTAGATTATCGTCCTTTTGTGGAGAAAGGTTTTTTCTTGAGCCCAGATCCATATCCAGGAGAGTTTACTGCATTGGGCGATTTATCAGTAAAAGTTTTCCCTGCCATTATCCAAAACGGCAAAGAAAAATCAGATGTCACATTTAAGGAAAGGGATAACTATGCTTACTACAAGGGACAACCAAAAGAGGCTTTCTCCAAAGAAAAATTATCTGGTGAAGATTTATTGCAGGAAGCTGTTGATGCGGCAAAGGCTTTGGGTGCGAATGGCATCGCTGATTTGAGGATAACAGAGATTCCTGCCGCTTATGTATATGGTGGGGAAGATGCTCATTGGCTAATCTCAGGCATATGTATCTATATTCCTGAGAAGCAATAGGAAAGGCCGCGCCTCGCGGCGTGACCTTTCCCTGATGTTACAAAACAAATTTTTTATGAGTGATTATGCAAACATAGCATATTTTTGCAAACAATAAAAGGTTAATGAAAAACAATAAGCGATCAAAGAGAGGAAAACCGTCCGGAAGAAGTCTTGGCGTGCGCCAAATTTGCGCCAAACGCCCCGGTCCGCCTGCCCTGGACGGCTTTCAGTTGGGGGTGAGAGTGTCCGAATTCCCCCGTGAAATGTCCTCCCCCCGCTACGAAGACGGACGCTGAGTGATCGGTGTCCGTTTTATTTTTTGGCGGAAAGATTGGGTCGCTGCATTAATTAACAATAACTAATCCCCAAATATTCAATTCAAATGAACTTAAAAAAATTTGTGGCTGTCGGTGTGACGGCGTTTGCGGCGCTTGCTCTTTGCTCGTGCGGGGGCGGCGGGGAAAGGAAGGCCGATGAGGTGCTTCCGATCATGTCATGGTACTCTATTCCTGCTCAGGACGCGTCTTTGGAAAGGTACCAGGAACTGGCGGAATGCGGGTTCAACATCAATTTCTCCCATCTTTACACATTGAAGGATCTCCAGACTTCGCTGGATCTGGCCGGGCAGGCCGGGGTCAAGGTGATGGCGACTTGTGTGGAGCTTGAGACCGCCACTGACAGCGCGGTGGCCGCCATTAAGGA